TTAGGTTTAATATCATTCAACCACAAGACCCATTGCAGTATGACGTAGATGAGATCTTAGTTCCTGCAGAGCCAGTCATCTTTTTAGCTTATGCTAAGGCTTTGGCAGAGCGCGGAGAAGATGGTGGTATGTCTAGCTCAGAAGCTTATGCACTATACCAGACTTCTCTGGCAGACCATATCTCGACAGAAGGTAATCGTTATCCTGACGAACTAAACTGGAATGCGGTCTAATGGCACAACAACAACAAGCAGCTTCGATAGCAGCTCCGGGGTTCTTTGGACTAAACCTCCAAGAGTCTAGTATCTCTTTATCTAGCGGCTTTGCACTAGAAGCATATAACTGCATTATAGACAGGTATGGTAGGATTGGTGCTCGTAGGGGCTGGGTTCCTGTTAATGCAACTAATGTAGACTTAGGCTCTAACAACATAGAGTTTATGTTTGAGGTTGTATCTGCTGGATCTACCACTCTAATTAGTGGTGGTAACAATAAACTATTTACTGGCACTACTACTCTAACTACTAAAACAGTTAGGGCTGCTGACAATAGTGGCGATATTACTTACAATATTACTGGTAATCATTGGCAAGCTGCTGCTCTGCCTTACGGCGATGGTGTTGATGCTAAGGTACACGCCTACTTAGTACAGGCTGCTCATGCTCCTTTAATCTATCATGAGTTACCTACTTCAGGTGGTAGTCCCCATGCACACAACAGCGGAACATTTGGGTTTGTACGTCTAGGCGATGCAGGTACTTTACCTACTGGATATACTACTTCAGATTTTAAACCTAACTGTGTTTTAGCGGCTTATGGTCGTATCTGGATGGCAGACATTGCAGGCGATAGACAGACTGTATACTTTAGTAGACTTTTAGATGGATCAGACTTCTCTGGCGGTGACTCAGGGTCTTTGTCTCTTAATGCAGTGTTTCCTAACAATGACCAGATTGTTGGACTAGCTGCTCATAATGGATTCTTGATTATCTTTGGTAGAAACAACATAGCTATATATGGTAATCCTATTGATGCTACAGAGCTTGTGTTAGCAGATTACATTCCTAACGTGGGCTGCATAGCTAGGGACACAATCCAGAATACTGGTACTGATATTATCTTTCTGTCTGACTCTGGGGTTCGTAGCCTGCAGCGAGTCATCCAAGAGAAGTCTTTACCAATGCGGGATATCTCTAAGAATGTACGGGATGACTTAGTAGACAATGTAAACTCTGAGTCAGCCTTACAGATCAAGGCAATTTATTATGACAGGGATGCCTTTTATTTGCTGGCTCTTCCTACCACTAAGTGGGTATATTGCTTTGACATGAGAACACCATTGCAAGACGGGTCAGCTAGGGCTACCATTTGGACTAATATGGAACCCCATGCATTCTGTGTCAATGCGTCTAAAGAGCTACTAATAGGTAAGGCTGGTTATGTGGCTAAGTACTTTGGTCATCTAGATAACACAGCTACCTACCGCTTTAAGTACTTTACTAACTACTTTGACTTTGATACGCCTACCAAGGAAAAGATCCTAAAGCAAATAGGAATGGTTCTCATTGGCGGTTCTAACCAAGAGATAGCCATTAAGTGGGGCTTTGATTATAACGAAAATTACTCAGCAGTTACAAAAAAACTTGACACGGCGGTTGCTTACGAGTATAATATAGGTGAATATAATATTGCTGAGTACTCTGACGGAATTGTACTGGACAAGTTTAAGTCCCATGTGGGCGGTAAGGGACCAATTATGCAGGTAGGATTAGAGGCTGAGATCAATGGTAATCCTTTGTCCATTCAGCGGATTGACATATACATTAAACAAGGAAAAACAGTATGAGTAATTATATCAAGGCTACAAACTTTACTGCTAAGGATGCGCTTCCTAGCGGTAACTCAGGTAAGATTATTAAGGGAACTGAGATTGACGTAGAGTTAACGGCTGTTGCCTCGGCTATTTCTTCAAAGGCAGATACAGCGAGTCCTACATTCTCAGGTAGTCCTTTAGCACCTACGGCTTCTGCTGGTACAAACACTACCCAGATAGCTACTACAGCATTTGTTACTACTGCAATAACCTCTGCATTTCCTAGTGGTGGTATTATCCTTTGGTCTGGCTCTGTAGCTACTATTCCTAGTGGCTGGGTACTATGTAACGGATCTAACTCTACTCCAGACCTTCGTGATAGGTTTGTTGTTGGTGCTGGCTCTACTTATGCAGTAGCTGCGACTGGCGGGTCTGCCAATGCTATTGTTGTAAGCCACACGCATACAGCAACATCAACCGTTACTGATCCGGGTCACTTACATACCTATAGAGAAAACACAAGTCCTGAGTATGTTGGTACTGGTGTTTTTAGAACTGATGTATGGAATGATTCTACTACTAATACATCTACCGCTTCTACTGGTATTACTGTATCGACTACTAACAGTACAGAAGGCTCTTCAGGCACTGGTGCTAACCTGCCACCGTACTATGCCCTTTGCTACATTATGAAGACATGATTAAACATCATTTCTCAGATAACTTGTATGCTAAAGAAACGATATTTCCAAAAGGAACACAGATTATTCAGCATAAGCATAAGTATGATCATCTGTCCATACTTGCTAAAGGTAAAGTAAAGGTTGTAATAGATGATGAAGTTTTTGATATTGAAGCACCACATTGTTTTAATATCAAAGCCGATAAACATCATGGTGTATTAGCATTAGAGGACTGTGTTTGGTACTGTATTCACGCTACCAATGAAACAGACATTGATAAAATTGATAAAGTTTTAATTAAGGAGTAATATTATGCCGTGGATAAGTGGCGCCATAGTAGCGGGTGCGGGATTGCTAGGGTCATCAATGGCTGGAAGGTCCGCTGAAAGAGCAGCTAATACATCAGCAGGAGCACAATTAGAAGCAGCTAGGATAGCCGCTGAAGAGCAGAGGTTTAGACCAGTAGGAATGTCTACTAGGTTTGGTACTTCTCAGTTTCAGTTTGGTCCTGAAGGTAGACTGACTGGAGCAGGTTACACAGCATCTCCAGAGATACAAGCATTACAAGACAGGCTAGCCTCGCTATATGGCACAAGCTTAGGACAAGCAGAACAAGCTCAAGCCTTTGGTGCTCCTCTGGGCATGGCTGGTCAGGGCCTCTTTGGGCTAGGTGCTCAGTACTTAGCTACATCTCCTGAACAAGCTCGACAGCAATACATAGCAGAACAGCAAGCACTTCTTGATCCTATTCGTCAACAAGAAGAACAGAGATTAGCCTCATCTGTCTTTGGTCGTGGTCGTGCTGGTCTTAACATCGGTACTCAAGGACAACCTGAGTTGGCTGCATTAGCTGGTGCAAGACGAACACAAGATTTACAACTAGCTGCGGCGGCTGATCAAGCTGCTCAACAACGTATTGGCTTCGGTGCTGGTTTGTTTGGTACAGGTGCTGGTCTCTTCGGGACTCAGTACGGATTACAGACTCAGGCATTGGCTCCGTTCCAGCAACAGTTTGGAGTATCTCAGTTGCTTGAACAAGCTGCACAGCAGCCTCTTGATATCGGTGCTCAGTTGGGTGGTCGTACTGCTACAGCAGGCGCTAATGTTGGTAAGTCCTTATTAGAAGGTGGATTAGCTGCTGCTAAAACTAATCTACAAGGATCGTTAGTTGGTCCGTCATTGATGGCTAATAGCTTGTCCAAGGTTAACTACGAGAACCTGTTTAATAAGCTAATGGGGCCGGGGGCTGCTCCTACTGGTTTATATGGAGGCACAAGCGGCAGTGGTTTTTCTTATAACCCTGACATTGATACCGATGGTGGTTATTACGGCAGTTCTTCTGGCTTTGAAAATATGAGTGGCGGTTACAGCCCTTACTAAAGGAAAATAGAAATGGCGATTGAAACTTTATTTGGTCCTTCTGTATCAGACGTAGAAGAGTTTCGTAGACTACAGGCTGAGAAAGAGATAACTGGTGCTGGTAAAGAGTTTGGCGTATTCGCTCCTCTGTATCAGGCTGGTTTACGGTTTGGTGGACAGGCTGTACAAGGAGTTAATACACTTCTTGGTGCTCAAGACCCTATGCTGAAGAAGGCTACTGATATCCAAGGGAT